ATGACAGCCCAAAAGGCTCCAGCAATTAAACACATGATCACAATTGAGATTTCATTCATTGTCTTGCTCCCGATTCTGGGAGCCGCGTATCAGCTCCCGAAATAGAGAGTGACAGGCAAATACGACAAATTCAAGAATCACGCCTAAATCATGGCGTGTCGCTACCGGATAAACGCCTCTCAATCGTTTTTTCGTATTCTGACTTTGGCTTGTCTTTGAGGCCGTTGGATGCTAAAACCCCACCCAATGACCCGGTGAGAAAGATCGCCAATGTTTTGAGCAGATCGATGAAAGCTGCATCATTGGGAGCTTGTGCTCCAATTGGCTGTGTCACAAAGATTAATGCGTAAGTGATGCCCAAAGTAACAATAAGAAAAACAATGGCCAGTACCGAGCCAATGAGAAACATCAAGCGAGCTTTGATGTCCTCTTGGCTTAATCGCTCTTTACTCTTGGAAGGCATCGCCTATCAAATCCTCTGTACAGGTGCCAGTTACCTTGCATTGAGGTTTCTGGCAATCTTTGTTTTCCCAATTTTCGTGCTCTTGGCATGGGTACCTGACCCAACCATCATAACCACACCCGGCAAGGCTTAGCGAAAGGATCAAAGCTAAACCTGCCGCGAGTAGTCTCCGGATCATTTCCCCGTTAATCCAAAGGCTTTGTTTTTTGGATTGGCATATTGACCGACAACCACAGCCACAGCCGCAATCCCAGCATTGATAATGAGTTTTGGATCAGTCTGTCCGGCTGATACTTGTGCGACACAAGCACCCACAAAGACCTCAGCCAATGTTTTCAACATTGCTTTTGCTTGTTCCATTATTTTTCTCCTTTTGGTCGATCCGGTAAATCACCGGTAAACGGCTCATAAGTTGGTCGGCCGTAACCGACAACAAATGAGCGTGCTCCCAAAGCTCTTGATTTGACCATGACTTCTCCACCATTGCGCTGACTTCCTGAACCGCCTGATGTGTTGCCTTCGATGGTCACGATCTGTTTTTCGGATGCCCGGATCACCAAACCAATGTGATTGATTGTCTCTTTGTCATCGATGATAAAATCAAAGAAAACAAAGTCGCCAATCTTTGGTGTGGTGTGCCATTGCTTCGTTTTCTTAAATGCTTCAGCTCCAGCTCTTGTGCTAACAACATTTGGCACCTTGACCCCGGCTTGATGAGCACACCAATTGAGAAATGATCCACACCATGGCAGCTTGTCGGCTTTCATAAATTTGCCGTACTTTGTCTCATTGTTGCCTGTTTCAATTGTGCCAACCTCAGCGAGCGCAACCTGAATCAAACGCGGCAATGTGCCTTGTGGAAAATTACTCATGGTGCAACGGGTAACTCAATCGCTCTTGGGTCTGTGTTGCTTGCTGGTAAATCGCGTAATGCTTGACGATAAGTCGCCCACGCTAATTTGTCACAAACTGAATCTGCTATTTGTGTCCAGTCTGTACGCGCTAACTCCTCATTTCGCCAATAGCGCATGCGCGCTAAATAAATCTCATCTGTAACTTCATTATCGTTGCCCATACTAGAAATAAATTTTGTCATTATGCCACCTCATAAACATAGGTGCCCGGTAAAGCCGCACCAGACGTTATCGGACTAGTATTGTCAAACTTTCTAATTTGTAAACTGCTATCGAAAATCGCCCCATAAAATCCAAAACCAGCAACATTTGTTTCGCGACCTACACCAGCGCCTGTGTTTCCTGATGAGTTAAAAGGCAAGGTTGCGAAAATTGTGCCATTGGCCGTTCCCACAGTAGTAATAGTAAAATTAAGATAAACAGCACAAAATTTTCCAATTCTTGTGTATTTAGCAGCATTTGTTGTAACAGTTGTAAAAGTACCAGTTTCGGCAGTAAATGTTGGTGTGTAAGTTGTCCATGTTGCGTTGTTCCATAATAGACCAGTTGCCGTTGATGAGTCCGCTTGCAAGAAAGCAAAATTGCTTCCAACTGCTAGGCGAGCAGGTGTATCAGCTGCAGTCGCGCCGATTAGATCGCCTTTAGCGTCTACGATCGTGTTTTGAATGGCGTTAGCATCATCTGATGTGACCCATTTGAAATCCATGTCTGTGTTGCTATTTTTGGCCAATACTTGATCGGTTGTGCCACCTAATAAATCAGCCAATGATGTGGCCACAGCTTGTCCGAAAACTTCAAAATCCGCTGGCAAATCCGTGACCAAATCGGTCGGTGTCGGCATTTGCCACGAAAATGGATTGGTCGGGTTGCTCACTTGTTTCTCCTTACGCTACGACTAGTGCGGTTGCCCAATCTAGGCTGCCGCTGATTGTGTTCCATGCTTCTGAAATTGCGACATCTTGCCATTGCATGGCTTGCAATGAAAATGCCAATGGGGAAAGAATAGCCGTGACCGATACGCTGTTGTATGCGGCACGCCATGTCCAACCTTCGACAAAACCAAGATAAGTGCCGGATGCCATGTTCAACGGCAAATCTGAAATACGCAATGGCAATCCCATGAAAATGTTGATTAACGCATCGCGATCCACATTATCAATTTCCGGATTGGTGAGCTCGAAAGTGATTTGGTTAAAATTCGCCTGTGGATAGGCTCTGAGCGTTAAGTAAAAAGCTGCCTGATCCCCGGCATCGCTTGCATTTTCAATAGTGGTTGTAATGATTTGGGCTAATTTGCCGTAAAGGCCAATCGATGTTGCATCGGAATCCACAACCTCATTGCTTGAATTGTTGCCGTATTTCAACACAATTTCGTTCCGGATGTCACCAGCGCGAGTCTGGATTGATAGCGAATCGGCTAAAGCCTGAGCAGCTGAGAGATCGGTGTATCCGTTGGCCGCCAAATAAACCGATCTATGCGTGCTGTCAGCATACGAGATTTGCCCCAATGCGTTTTCATAAATGTAACCCAATCCCGATGTTGCTAAAGCTGAAACTAATGAATAAACATTGATCGTTGATGAACCACGATTGGCCAACTCGTAATTGCCTGGTGTATCAATCTCACCCAATCCCGTGTTTTGGGCATCTTGCCATTGCTCTGTTGGATCATAGGTTGCCCATTGCAAAGCTGCCGGCACTTCGTTCCATGAGTTGATCAACAGATCAGTCAGAATTGTTAGAATCTGATCCCCATCAAAATCTTTAGCCAACACACCTTCGGTTAATGCTTTTGGCAATCGTGACAAGGCCCCCAAGGCTATTATTTTTACCGATTGATTGATGCCTACAACACCAGATGCAGCAATTCCAATGTCCAATTCTACAACTGTGCCGCCAAAAATTGGCACAAATGTAGCTGTGGAATCTTGCAATTCAATGGTCACCGCATCATTAATTTCAATATCAACAATTGATTGATCAAGGTTGATTAGCTCTAAATTGACATAGCCGGCATTGGCTTGCTCATAAATGTTTGTCCGGCCTGTTGTGATTGTGAGGTTTGCCAAAGCATAATTTGTAAATGTTGTGCCACCAATAATCACACGCCAAACAGGATTAAAAACACTCATGCTGTCACAAAATTCGTTGCGCCGTTTGTTCCGCGATAATAAGAGTTGTTAAGCGTATCGACTAGCACCCGCGCTGTGCCTTCCGGATCGGTCGTAATTCCGTTAAAATTCACAGTCACATTTGGTTTGTTAGATGCCGCCAAAATGCCAGCAAGAGTGTTGGTATTGACACCGGATGTGCCAAAAGCAAACGGCTGATTGGAGGCTGCCATAACCCCGGCCAAAGTAGTTGTGCCGCTGGTGAAATTGTCAAAAGCTCCAGCAACATCATCAACAACCTTTTTGGTGTCTTTTGCAATTTTTGTGACCGCGCCGCCTAGTGATCCGCCCGTTGAGCCGCCACCAGTCGTGCCACCAGTTCCCCCGGTCAATCCGCCTCCCGTTGCGCCACCACCGGTTGATAATGCCCCACCAGATGTGAATCCAGTCGGCAATGATGCAGCTGGCACCGAAATGCCTCCGGTAGAGCTTGATCCGCTAGATGTTCCAATTTTTGAAATTGGTGAAATGTCTGCGCCCGGCTTGATTAGGTTAAAACCACGGATCGCAACATTGATCAGATCGATTGCTGTGTTGATTAAACCTCGCAAAGCTCCAACGACATTTGCCATGATGTTTAACACAACGCTGGCTACATCGCCAACCACGCTGAAAGCTTTGCCAATAACATTGCCAATGATTGGAGCGGCAGCTTTGATGACATCAAAAAAGGCTTGAAATTCATCTTTGTTTTCAATAACAGTTTTTTTGATTTTGTCGAAAGCTGATCGGAAACCTTCAAAAATAGGTTGCACAAAATTTTTGATGCCATCAGCCAATGTTGTTAATGTTCCATCCATTCCACCGGATTTTTTGCCAAAAGCATCAGCAACTTGTTGCACAATTGGAATGACCTTTTCTGAAAAGAAATTGGCCAATTGTAAAACTATCGGCAAAAGTGCCTGACCAATCGTAGTTTTTGCATTTTCTAATTGAGCTGTGAGGATTCGTGTTTTGTTGGCTAGACCATCGCTGGTGCGCTCAAAATCACCTTGTGCAGCTGATGTTTGCTTGTAAATTAAAGCTTGAGCTGCCAATACTTTTTGCTGTGGTGTCAATGCATTTTTGGTGGTGCTAATAATGCCCAATTCTAAAGCGGCTTGCCGCAATGAGGCATCATCAAGCAAAACGCCATATTGGCGCAATGGTTCAGCTTCGCCACGCAATGCCGATCCAATTGCATTGATGGCTTGCTCTGGTGATGTGTTGTTGAAAGATGCCAAATCTGATGACAATTTTACAAAGTCAATTGAGAATTTGCTTAGATTCTCACCGCTTAAGCCGGCTGATTTTCCAAATGTGGCAAATGTAGCTGCGGCATCCAATG